AGCATGAAATCCCTCTTTACTTTGTTGACTAACTGGTGTTACATATCCTAAAGTTGACATTAACTAATCTCCAATATACTTGCATATGCTTCCACATCTACAGACGAACTATCTGGATTAGGGTCAGCATATATTCTTAATATATCTGAACTTTCAATGTTAATCGGTTTATCTAAAACAAGAGTGTTGTTTGCTGGGACTTCTAAACTTCTACCTACATGTCTAAATGTAGAACCGCCATCTATTGTAACCTTAACATTTACTTTAGCTGAATTTGTTGAACTTAAATTTGAAATATAAACAGCGTGAACAACAGCAGTTACACTACCACCAGCAGTGTACATATTTCCTGTTGCGTCATCTAAAACACCAACATCAAGTCCTGCATTTTTAAAATTACTTGCCACCTATATTATCCCCCAAATACTATTCCGTACGCTAAAGCGTCACCATCCATTGCAACCGTACCTGATTGATTAGGTAATGTTATTGTTCTATCAGCAGTTGGTTCTGCAACTGTTAAAAAAGTTTCGTATGAGTTTGCTAGATTACCTTCAAAAACTAATTTAGCTCCACTATCTAATAATAAATCTGTTGTTGTAGTAGCACCATTAGTCATCACATCTTGCAATGTAACTGAACCTGCACCACCAATTTCAACAACTGAGTTGTCAATTTTTTTGGTATAGAATTTACCGTCTGTAACATTCATTGCCAACTCACCAGTTTCTAACGAATTAGCTGCTGGTACGGATAGTGCTGTTTCACTTCTTTTTGGTTTTATTACTGTAGCCATTATTTACAAGCTTTTTTAATCTGTTTTATAAGTTTATCTTTTGTATGTCTTTTATCTAACTCGATACCAATTTTTCTACCTAGTTTTTCTAATTCTTTTTTTGTTTTTTTATTTAGATTTTTTAAATCAATCTCATCTTCTTTTTTTAAGATTAATGGATAATCCAAATTAAAAAGACTTTTAAATTTTTTCCATAAATTTTTCATATTAGAATGAGCCTCCGTCAATTGTTGTAACTGTTACAACACCTGAAGCGGTTGTAAAGTTGTCTGAATGAAAACTAGCCACACCGATATTAGATGTACTTGCTAATTCTCCTGTAATTGTAAGTGTTTGTCCTGAAGCAACTGTATTTATTCCTTCGCCAGCTAAGAACTCCATCGGAATACCTATCTGAGTTGCACCTTGTGTAGAACTTTCGTCTGTAAAGGTAAAGTTTTCTATCTTTGCACCGTCAATACTACCTGCTAACATAGCGTTAGTAATACCTAACGCTTTAACTCTTAATGCGTCTGAATTAACTTCAATAGATGAGTCATCAACTTCAACATCCATTTGGTTACCAGTTTTACTTAGAGCTGCACCTGCATTAATTTGACCTGCACCAGAGAATTGTGTTACATCTAATGATGTTGTACCAAAAGTAGGAGCGCCTGTGTGAGTAAATACATAACCGTTATCTCCGTTAGCAGTACCTTCTTCTACGAATACAAATGAACCACCTGATAATTCAGCAGGTTGGTCTTCAGGAGTTGCTCTTGTTAAAATCCAGTTTGTTGAACCTGAACCAATATTCGTTACAACATAGATACCGTTTTGAGCGGCTGTTGATTGGTCTTTAACTAAAACTCTGTCATCTGCTACCATAGTTACACCATCAATTGATAATGCAGCTTGTGTACTAGAGTTTGTTAATGTTGCACCAACACCAGCAGTACCGTTTGAATAAGTCGCTGATAAGTTTGCTGTTGTAGCAACTCTTGTTGATGGTTTAGCGTCAAGACCTTGTGCAACTTGGTCAACATAAGCTTTGTTTGCTAATGAGTTAGTTGTAAATCCCGCTCTGTCTTCGTAACCTGACGGTACTGTTACTGTACCTGTACCGTGTGGTGACATAACAATGTCTGTGTTACTAGCTGATGTAGAAATAGTAGCACCATTAATTGTAATACTATCTACTACTAATGATGTTAAACCTGCAATGTCTGTTGTAGTTGCACCTAATGTTAATGTAGATGAACCTAAAGTAGTTGTAGGATTTGCTAAGTTAGCATTTGTAATTCCAGCAGAACCATCTAAGTTAGCATTTGTTAATGCTGTTGCTGTAACTGTTACTGTATTGTCTGTTACAGTCTGAACTAAACCACCTGAACCTGCAAAGGTAAGTGTTTCAGCAGTATTATAAGTATCTGTTCCTGTGTCACCAGCTAAATCAATAAACTGATTAACAGTTGAGAATGCTAAGTTACCACTACCATCCGTTTTAATAAATTGTCCTGCTGAACCGTCAGCAGTTGGTAGAGTAAATGTTGTTGAAGCTGCTAAGTTATTTCCAGCTTTTAAACCTACAAAGTTTGTACCGTTATTTGTACCCTCATTAATTTTAATAGTACCACCGGCAGAAGCGTCATTACCTACAATAAGTGAATCTAATGCACTATTTGAATCTGCAATTAAAGCTGAATTAGCTGTTAGTGTACCGGCAACATGGTCTAACATGTCAGCAAAATACTGACCGCCAATTACTGTTACATTATTTGCGTCACCGTTTCCGTCAACACCGCCCTCACCAATGAATAGTCTATCACCACTATTGGCTTGTGTACCTGTTCCATAAGTATAAGCAATTTCACCAAGTTTCAGCGTACTTGGGGCTGTAGCCGCTGAACTTCTTTTTATCTGAATTACTGTTGCCATCTAAAACTCCTAAAATGCTCCTGCGTTTATAGTCAAAGTTCCAGTTGTAGTTACTATTTCATTTGTTGTAACAAACTTTGCGTCACTTGACCTATATTGTAATATTGCTCCATCATTTAATGTAGTGGTATCAACATCACCGAGCAGTTTTAATTGTAGAGAACTATTTTGAGCAGCCTGAGCTGACGGTAAGGATACAGATACCGTTTGTGGACCTGAAGCCGTATTGACACCAATACTTGCTGTTGTACTATTACTTTGTCCTACAGTAGCTGTGACATCTGCCATTTAATTCTCTCCTGTGTATATTTATAATAAAAAAATAGTGAATTAAATAGATACTTGTGGTCGAACTGTGATAATACCTTCGATTACTCTAGTTACCGTACTAGTAGAAGTCTGTAAAATCTCTAAATCATAGAGATATCTTTCACCATCTAGGGCTGCCGTTTCGTCAGCAGTCAATGATAGTGTAACAATACCTGTTGTAGGGTCGCCATTTACAGTAGCTGTAATAACTGTTCTTGTTCGTGTAGATGAATAACCCTTAGCCATCTTAGCGGTCGCTGTATAACCTGTTAGATTAAAAGCGTTTCCATTTGCGTCTTTTACGGTAACATCTGAATTAAATGTTGCGCCTTGGTCTAATGTTAAGTTTGCTATTGCGGCCATCTATTTTTTCTCTTCTGGTACTTCTTTTTTAATTAATTCTGCAATTTTTGTATTATAGTGTGTTGTTAACACTTCGATTTTTTCTAGCTCAAGATTGTGTCTTACTTTAGAGGCCTGAATTTCTTGTCTTACTACCAAGTAGTTTTGTAATTCTGGACTCAATTTGTTGACATCATATTCTTTGCCATCAATCATAACTGTATTCATAATTATCTCCTATATATAATACTATTTATACACCTAAATAATATAGAATAGGAGAATTAAATGATATCACTTAAATTAATGTACAAAAATGTTGCTTATCCAGATAAGACTTTTGAAACAGTATCAGAATTTTTTGAAAACGACAATGCTGGTGTAGATGATGTTGAAGCGTTAAAATCACATATTGCTAATGATGAAACATATCAATTTTCAAAAGAAGTGACTTTATTAGAAGATATGAAAACTGTTATAATGACCAGAGATTTTGAAACTGAAGAATTAGCAAATAAATGGCTTGAGGCAAGAGCTAAATTACCCACTATAGATAAAAACTTAAAAGAAGACCGTATGTTTCTTTGATGAAATATTGTAAAAAATATAATTTGTCATGGCCGAAAAGTGAAATTGTCAAGTCTTGTTTAGAGGCAGAATATCATAGAGGTGTAGACCGTCATGGTATACAATGGCCAGTAGATGAAGCACCGGTGCCTACAACTTCGTGGAGTGAGGCATTAAGTAATATCACACAATCTCCAATCAGCAGTATGAAATTTTCCAAAGTACATTGGGGTGGTCTACCTGTTCATAGAGACCATAGTAAATTATGTTCATTAAACTTTCCTCTTGTGGGCGATTTTAGTAATAGCTCAATAATATTTGTTGACGATTTTAATGAACCTCTTGAAGAATATAGTGGTGAAGAAGTTTACCTAATAAACACCAGACAACTTCATGGTGTTAAAAATAAAACAGATAAAGATAGAATTACACTTACCATAGGATTTGATAGACCATTTGATACCATCAAAAGGACGCTTGACATTATAGTCAAAAAACTATATAATACGACTTACTAAATATGAATATTCATTATTAAAGGAGAACTGAATGAAAAAATATATAATCGCATGTATGATGTTTCTATTTGCAAATACATCATATGCAGGAAACACTACTGTAGTAAACGCTGGTAGTGATTCAGGTGCTTTTCACCAAATGTTAACAATGATTTCTGAAAAACTAGATAACACTAGTTATGTTCAGGCAAATAATCCAGTTGTAGCAGGTAAACACTTTGACAAAGGTAATGTACTTACTGTATGGTCAACAGAATGGCCAGGAGATTCATCTCTTCCGTCTGTTACTATGGATGAAAATACCATCATTGGTGTTACAGCATACGAAACAATACTTTGTAGTCGTACATACAATTCACTATCAGATATGAATGGTGAAATGCTTAAAATTGCAACATGGGGTAAATCACCTGCTGTTGAAAAATTTTTAAGTGACTTAGCTAAATCAAATAACTTTGATTTTGAAATTGTACCATATGACGGTAGTGGTGCTACTACTAGAGGTTATCTAGGTAAAGACGCCGATACAATCTTTACAATTCAAACTAAACAGGCTAAAGTAGAAGCTGACGGAAATTGTTTTGCGTTTAGCTCTAAAGGTGATTTAGACTTTGCATTTATTGATGTTATCGTAACTGTAAATGCTGAAAACGGAACTGTTGAAGAGTTAAGAAATGTCTTAACAGATTTATCAACATCTGAAGCATGGCAAACTGCCTTTGCTGGTTCAGCAATTTATGTATTGAA